GTCAACGGGCACTACGGTGTGCCGAGCGACCTGGTCGCCTGGTTCGGCAACGTGCAGCCGCCTGTGGTGGTCGCCGATTGTTCGTAAGATGTGGGAGTGGATTCGCGACTGGCTGTGCCGACGGCTCGGCCTGTTCTGCAGGAAGGATCCGCTTGGACCAGTTGAAAACCCGAGAGTTGTGTGGAGGATTGGACTGATGGCGAGAACAGCAACAGCGAAATGGGAACTGCCGACTAAGCGGCAGAGTGGCCTGGATGTGGATCCGGCCGAGGTGCAGGGCACAGAGATCGCACTGGCGGTCCAAGGTGGCCCGTTCTCGGTACTCGAGCCGATGGTGCCAGCTGCCACGCTCGAGCTTGTGATCCCAGATCTCACGCCAGGCGATTACCTGTGCCGCTATGCGCCGATCGATATGGACGATGTCCGCGGCACCGAGACCGAGGTGCCGTTCAATATCCCAGACGACACGCCGCTGGCTGCAGTCGAGAACCCGACGGTAGAGATCAGCCCGTGACCTGGGCACTGCTGGCGCTTGGCATCATCGTGTTCATTCTGTTGATCGGCGTGCCGTGGCTGAATGGCGTGCTCGATTTCATCATGGCGTATCGCTTCGCCAGGAATCACCACACCGACAAGACTGCGGCGCTGCTGAACTGGAATGCCTTCAAGTGGTCATGGCTGCACCAGCTGGACGCCATGGTCGAGGCCATGCCATTCTTGCGCAAGGATCTGACTGAGACGTTCGGCATTCGGCCGGACGATGGGAGGACGACGTGATGGAGACGATACTCAATGCGATGGGCACGCAGGAGGTTGGCTGGGTGCTGATCATCGCGCAATTCTTTGCAGTCGAGTTCAAGGCGCTGTTCAACAAAGAGAAGGGCGACACCTGGAGCGAGGTGGTGCGCTACGTGTTCGGCTTCTCGAAGAGATCGAAGGGATCTCAGGGTTGGTGGATGATCGCCAGGCGCGGATCCTTCTATGCCTTGGCGGCCTGGTTCACGGCGCACATCGGCCTGGGGTGGTGAGCGATGACGCAAGTAGTGTGGGCGTGGATAGTCGTTGCCGTGGTGGCTGTGGCGGTGTTCGTAAATTACGTGACGCCGGATTATCACTGGAGCATGGTGTACGAGGCGGTGCAGGTGCCGGAGTTGGTGTGCGACGATGACGGCAACTGCGTGCCGGGCGACCAGAAAAGGTTTGTCCTGTTCAACGAGGACGGGCTAACGCAGCAGGGCTGCACGGATCTGTACGACGAGCATCTACGTCGGCTGAACAACAACGCCGCGGTGATCGAGTACGAGATTCAGTGCGAGCATCTAATGACCAAGGGCCACGGCTACCTGTTCCAGTACCAGAACCAGTGGCTGCTGCCATGAAGAGGCGAGTGTTCATCAAGGGCGCGGTCGCTGCTGCGGTCGCTGCCGCACTGCCGGCAACGAGCGGCGCTGTCGAGTACACGCACCAGACCTTCAAGCTGGGCACCGACTCAGGCGCCAGGTATGCTGCAGCGCTGGCCAGGTCGATGATGCAGACCAGGGAGGTCGTTGCAGCCAACGTATTCAACAGGGCATTCGGTGACCTGGTCGGCATCAATGAATTGCACTATGGAGTTTCGGGCGAGGGCGCACGGAGAGTGGTCGGGGGCGAGGGCAGCCCTGACCATGTTTAGCAGTGTCGTTGAACCTGGCGCAGCAACAGGCGACCTTCACGGAGATGGAGGCCGAGTGGCTGCGTCGGGATCTTCGGCGCTTCGTGCCGGCAGTCTGGCCACTGGTAGAATCGAGGGACTTCAAGAATAACTGGCACATCGATGCCATCTGCGACCACCTGGCGTACGTCACGCTGGGCGACATCCGCAACCTGATCATCAACGTACCGCCGCGGCAAACCAAGTCGCTGACAGTCTCGGTCATCTGGCCTGCCTGGTGGTGGGCCGATGAACCAGAGATCCAGTTCATGTACGCCAGCTACTCGCATGATCTGGCGCTGCGTGACGCCGTCAAAGCTCGAGACATCATCCAGTCGGGCTGGTACCAGGAGCGCTACGGCGGCAAGTTTTACCTCGATCCGGGGCAGAATCAGAAGGCCCGGTACGTCAACGACAAACACGGGTACAGAATCTCGACATCGGTTGGCGGCAAGACCACGGGCGAGGGTGGCGATGTCCTGTGCATTGATGACCCGCACAACATGATGGACGTGCACTCGGATCCGAGGCGCCACTCTACCCTCAGCTGGTACGACAACTCCTGGCGGTCACGTCTTAATGACCCAACCACAGGCCAGAAGGTCATCATCTGCCAGCGATCTCACGACATGGACATGGTCGGGCACATCCTGGATGGCGAAGCCGGCCGCTGGGTAGTGCTGATGCTGCCGAACGAGTACGACACGAAGCGCCACTGCAGGACGTTCGTCAATCCCAAGGGCCGCGATCTCGACTACGAAGAGATGATCGAGAAGAAGGTCGAGCCGCTGTACGAGGATCAGCGCACCAAGCCGAGGACCCTGCTCAATCCGCAGCGCTTCGGTGACGAGGAGACCAAGACCGAGAAGTCCGGCATGGGCACCGTCGATTACGAGGCCCAGTACAACCAGGATCCGGAAGCCGGCGGCGGTCTGATCCTGAAGCGCAAGTGGTGGCAGAACTGGGCGTATCCGCCGAACCATCCGAAAGCCGGCGAGCAGATGCCGTACCCCGAGTGGGAGCAGATCATCACGGTGTACGACACCGCCTTCAAGAAGGGCCAGGAAAATGACTACTCGGCGCGCACCAGCTGGGGACTGTTCTGGCATTCGATGAGCGGCCGGCGTGAGGACCTGTCGCTCAATGCCATGCTGCTCGAGCGCATGAATGAGCGGATGGAGTTCGGCGAGCTTCGCGAGTCAGCGATCCGGCATGAGAAGGGATGGGGTCCGGACCACACGCTGATCGAGGACAAGGCGAGCGGCATCAGCCTGATCCAGGAGTTCGAGGCCGGCGGCATCCCGGTGTGGAAAGTGAAGGCCGGACCCGAGGACCTGGCGTACCGGGCACACATGGTGTCGGGGATCCTGCGCGCTGGCAGGATCTGGTACGTCTCGAGGGACTGGGCGTTCGACGTCATCAGCCAGTGCGCCAAGTTCCCGATGGTCGAGCACGATGACCTGGTCGCCACCTGCGTGATCGCCTGGGCGTTCATGCGGCGCATGGGCGACGTCGAGCTACCGGACGACGAGAAGGGCAACGAGCTTAGCCTGTGGACCAGGCCGAAGCCGAAGTCGCCGTATGGCTGACTCCCTGGTGATCGATGTGCCGTCGATCGGCGAACGGACGTTCGTCAGATCTCGACCGGGCGATAACCCTTACTCGCGATTGCGTCGGCGGTACGGACAAGAAATGGTTCTGATCAAGGCTGAGGACCTTGAGGCTGGATGGTCTATGGTTTCAGGGTATATCCCAGCGGACTTGTCGACGGGCAGACCGGACAATCGATTCGAAGGGTTTGAAAAGTTCCTTGCTGAGAATGAAGCCATCGAAGTTGCCAACGTACTCGTCACTGCAGGTGGGCGTATCTCATTCAGGGATGGTCACCACAGGACTCGCGTACTGCTGAATCTGGGAATGAAAGCCATACCCGTGACCATGCCAACGGACTCTCTGGATCGTTTCGAGCGGTACTACCCGAACGGCTGATCTGGCGCTATACTGACCAGGCCCAAGCAAGGCAGTGGCAGGCTCAGGTCAACCCTGACGGCCACTGGTGGCGACGGGCGGCGTCGGATGTTACTAGCTCCTGCGCCGCCTTTTACAATCACGCCGGAGCGGTCTGATGCAGAGAACAAAACTAGGCCTGGTCAAGAACTGGGACGGCCCGCGGAGACGATTCGTTTATCTCTTCACGCCGGGCGACAATGACACGCTCGAAATCATCGAGCTTGAACACGAGAGAGATTTCACTGAAGGGCTGCCACGCAGCCTCGAACTCCACGAGTTGCCAGGCGAGTGTGTGGCCGAGATCAACATCTCAATGGGCGCCGCCGGCATGATGGCGCTGAAGCCAGGCTGGTGGGGCAGACGTAAGGCCAGGTTCTGGCTCTTCAAGAATCGCTGGCGCATGCGCTGGATCAGGCTGACGCGCAAACCTGTATGAGCAGATCGACAGCCATGATCAGTGACGCTGAGATCATGTTCGCGAGGAGCGATGCGTGCGTGGCGATGGAATCGCTGCGCGGTCTCTGGCATGAGATGTCTGACGACTGGCGCGCTTTCACGGGTGGCTGGTGCCTGGGATATTCCATGAAGCTCGACAAGGTACTCGCTAGGTTCGGCGTGGAACTCGAGGATCCGCCCGAGCTTGAGAAATATCTGAGGGAGCGCTATGGCTGACGAGGATCGCATCGCCAGCCGGCATGGCGGCAAGGTGCCGCTGCAGTACTGGCAGAAGTCATTCCTGATCGACATCGAGCCGGATCCGGCGGCGCCGTACGTCTCGAAGGTCGGCAACACAATCTACATCGATACCAGGCACGCGGAGTACACCAGGTGGCTGATCGGATTCGTGCAGGGTGCGGCTAAGGCGGTGAACGATGCCATCAAAAGACAAAGTCACTGAGCTTCCGGTCGGTAAGTACGACGCTGTGAGGACGCTGCGGACTGCGTTGCAGCAGGCGGAGGACGGTAAGATCAAGGCAGTGATCTTAATCTGCAGCAGCGGCCTGGCGATGGAGGATGCCGCCGAGGATGGTGGCCACGACATCTGGGCTGTCTGGTCGGAGATGAGGCGATACGAGGTCGTGTGGCTGCAGCGCTGGTTCAATAGCTGGCTCAACAAGCGATATTTTGGCGACTATCACAGCGACGAGGATTAGAATCCGGGCGCGGCGGCCAGAAGGTATGGCGGCATGCGCGCCGTAAGTGCACCAGAAAAGGGTACTATCAGGGACAAGCGCGGCCTGGAGCCACTGGTCGCCGCACAACGAGGAGAAATCGATGAGTGTGATTTACTACTGCGATGCGCCGAGTTGCGGCAAGAAAGAGCAAGGCAGTTCGGAAGAGCATCCCGCTGGCTGGCTGGCCTGCGATGTTGAAGGCAAGCTCTTTGATGCCTGCAGCAAAGCGCATGCGGACAAGATCGTCGAGGTGCACACGCCACCACCCGAGCCTGAAGAGGAAGCCGAAGCCGAAGAATGAGCAGCGAGCTTGTTCTATGGCCTGATCCAAGGCTGAAGGAGGCCTGCGAGGAAGTCCCCAAGGGCATGGACTGCAACGAGATCATCGATGCCATGCTCCGGGTGAAGGAGGAACATCGTGGCCTGGGCATTGCGGCCCCGCAGATCGGCGAGATGTTGCGCATCATCATCGTCGAGGACCTGATCATGATCAACCCGACGATAAAAAATGCGTCGTCGCAGATGCGCTGGGTGTGGGAGGGCTGCCTATCGTTTCCTGAGACCTGCCCGAAGTACGCCCAGGACATGAGCAAGCTGCGTGATGGCGACACAGTGCGCGTTCGCCGGCACAAGCGGGTCGCCATGAGAGCATTCGATCGCAACTGGGAAAAGCTCAGCGTGAAGGGCAGCGACTGGAAAGGTGCGTGCATGCAGCACGAGCTTGAGCATCTTAATGGCATCACGTTAGCGGACCATCGCAGACGATAGAGTTGCCGCATCACATTGCGTGCGTGTACACTTCGCGAAACCGGTGCGGAGGGCGACCGCGATGGCGCGTGAAGACGTTGGCTCTTTTGTCGAAGAGCTACCAGCAACATCCCCTAAAGTTCAACGGGCGGGAAATGGCGCGGTAGTCACCCAGCAGGGTGAAGACACCATTGTCGACCTCGAGCCTGCAGAAGGCGCCGAACCATTCCAAGCACCAGAGATGGATCCGGACTGGCACGCCAACCTGGCTGACCAGCTATCCAGCACTGAACGACACGCAATCGCCGACCAGCTGCTCGAGTACGTGGAACTGGACAAGCAGGTCCGCGAGCACCATTTCCGCCGCATCAAAGACGGCCTTGAGCTTCTCGGTCTCAAAGACCTTCCGGAATCTGACACGCCGTTCGATGGTGCAGCCACCGTAACGGACCCGCTAATTGGCGAGGCAGTCGTGCAGTTCCAGTCGCGAGCGATCGAGGAGCTTTTTCCTGCCGATGGCCCGGTGAAGGCAGCCATCCTGGGCGAGGTCAACGAGGAGAAGGAAGAGCAAGCCGAGCGCCTCGAGGACTACATGAATTACCAGCTGACGGTCGAGGACCAGGGTTACTTCTGGGACGTCGATCAGATGCTGTTCTACTTGCCGATGTCAGGCTCGGCCTTCAAAAAGATCTACGTCGATCCGATCACTGAGATGACGACCAGCCGCTATGTGACGGCTGAAGATTTCATCGTGCCCTACTACTGCAAGGATCTGCAGTCAGCGACCAGGTACGCGCACGAGTACACCATGGAAGGCAACAACATCAAGCGCGCCCAGGTCGACGGGCAGTTCCTGCCTGACGCGATGCTGGTGCCGAGTCCGCAGATCATGTCCGACAAGAATGTCAGCTTCAGCGATGAGTCGATGGAGGATGTGGCCGACGATCGTGTGCCTGTGGTGCATGAGGACGACGAGGTCTACAAGCTTTACGAGTATCACGTCGATTACGAGATGCCGTTCAACGATCCGGAGGTCGGCGACACAGACATCGCACCGCCGTGGATCGTCACTATCGAGGAGGAATCACGGGAGGTTCTCAGTGTCCGGCGCAACTGGAAGAAAGGCGACAACAAGTACCGCAAGCGAGTCTGGTTCTCGCATTACAAGTTCCTGCCGGGACTCGGATTCTACGGGTTCGGCTACCTACACATCATCGGCGCGCTCGCGAAAGCGGCATCTGGTTCGCTACGGGCCATCCTTGACACGGCCGCGCTTTCTAACCTCCCAGGAGGCTTCAAGTCCAAGAAAGCCAAGGTAAGCGGCGAGCACCGCTTCACGCTGGGCGAATTCCGTGACATCGATATGTCGCCTGAGGATCTGCAGCAGGCATTCCTGCCGCTGCCGGTCAACGAGCCAAGCCCAGCCCTGGCCACCACCTACGAGAACCTGATCCAGCGCGGCAAAGAATTCATGGGTGTCACCGAGGTCATCACTGGTGGCGCCGACAACCGCGGCCCGGTCGGCACTACGCTTGCGCTGATCGAGCAGGCCGGCAAGCCACAGTCAGCCATCCACAAGCGCCTGCACAAGGCGATGCGCGAAGAGTTGACGCTGATGGCGCAGCTGAACTTCGAGCTTATGGATCGGGACGAGTACCCGTACGAGCTTGGCGGCGAGAGCAAGGTAGTACTGAAGCAGGACTTCGATGGCCGCGTCGACGTCATCCCGGTATCGGACCCGAACATTTTCTCGAGCGTGCAGCGCATCGCCCAGTCGCAAGGCGTGCTCGAGCTTGTCGAGTCGGCGCCGGACCTGTACGGAGAGAAGGGACGCAAAGAAGCTCACCGTCGCATGCTGGCAGCGCTCAAGGTGCCGGACGTCGATGCGCTGCTGCCGGAGGATACAACGCCGAAGAACCTGGATCCGGTCAGCGAGAATCAGATGATGGCCACCGGCCTGCCGGTGCAGGTGCAGACCACCCAGGACGATGACGCGCACATGGCCGTGCACCAGACGTTTGGCGAGATGATGGCGATGGGCGAGCCGGACCTGTGGAGGCAGGTCGAGGCGGTGTTCATGTCGCACAAGATGGAACACCTGGTCAGCCAGCACCGCAAGGAAATCGAGCAGATGCTGGGCATGGACCTGCCGCCATTCGACCTGTACGACGAGGCCGAGACCGAAGACCTGCCGCCTGAGATCGAGCAGATGCTCAGCCAGGCCATCGCTGCCAAGCAGCGCCAGATGAAGCAGGAGAAGGAAGCAGCCGAGGGCGGCCCGCCGCTCACCCCGGAAGAGGCTGAGGTCAAGGCGATCGAGGACGCCAAGGATGCCGAGACCATTGGCAAGCTCGAGCGCATGAAGGCTGAGCACCAAGAGAAGCAGCGCCAGGCAGCCGAGGAGCACACGCAGGAGATGGACCAGAAGCAGGCAGCATTCGAAGCAGAGGAGTCACGCAAAGACGACGAGAGCGAAGCCGATATCGTACGCGAGCAGAAGCTTGCCGCGGCTAAACGCAAAGCGTTAGTGCGGGCGCCGGCCAGCCGGTCACGAAAGCTAGAGACTGAGACCAACAGGCCGCCAGCGAAGAAGAAGAGCGATGGCGGCTCGAACGCCAACGCCAGCTGAGATTAGAGCGGCCAGGGCATTCCTGCAGCGCAGGGGAGTGCGGCCGCCGCTACAACCACGGCCATTCGCCGCGGCTGCGAAGGAATTGAACATGGGCTTTCGGGAATTGCTGGCTTATATCCGCCGGCTATATGCCGGAGGCCAGGGACAGCAGCAAGCGATCCACGAACTGCTGCAACGTGAAGTGAGCAAATAGGGTACGCGCCAAGCCCTGAAAGAAAAAGATTGGCGCACATCGGGAGGTGGTCAGTCATGACTGATTACACGAAGTATCCCAAGCCAGGTCCGGACATGGACGCAGGCCGTTCAGCGACCCAGAAAGGTGGGCCGATGAAAGGCGGTGGCCAGGACTCTACTCATGGAACCATGGGTAAAGGCCAGAAGACCGGCGATGGCATGGAGAACGAGAAAGGCAAGGACGGGTACTAGCCGTGGCTCATAAAAAAGCCGCGGGCAGGCCGGACAAAAAGCCGTCCAAGAGCACCGAGATCCAAGGAGGGGGCGAGTCAGGCGAGGAGAAGTCAAAACTTCACCACGGCAAGGACAGTATGGCTCGCAATACGATGGGGTTCGGCAAGAAGTCGTCTAACGACGGCGCTGTCGGCGCCATGGGTAAAAACCAAAAGACTGGAGACGGTGGCGCATCCGATTGGTAACCGCCATCGCCCTGGTCACTAGGGCTAAATGCATTGAACAAACGACAGCTTCTGAATCGCATCGATAGCAAGATCTCAGATAACTACGAAGCAATGGACACAGGCCTGGACTACGACAAGTACCTGAAGAAAGTCGGAGCCAACCAGGAACTGCATGACCTGCGCAGTTTTATCGTGGAACTCTCGGATGACGATGTTGACGATGATGAACTGGAGGAACTACCGACATGAGTGAAACCGCTGAGCAAGTCGTTGACCTGGTCGTCGCACGAGACGTGAAAGCTAAGGCAGCTAATGCCGTATACGATGAAATCGCGGAATGGTGCGCAGATCAGAGACGCTGGCAAGTTCGGCTGTCGAATTTCCTAAGACCGTGGCGCAAGCCGCGGGCGCCGCACGTACCGTTTAGACCGTTGTACTGGCGATGCCTGGTCATGATTCGCGAACCTGATGAAACCACCGAGTGGGGTTTTCAGTTGACACGAGAGACCAGGGACATCGAAGCGTATTTGACGTACACCGGGATGGTAGTTGCGGTAGGAAGCCTGGCCTATAAGGCGAAGACTCGAGCAGGGCTTAAGCTCAGCCGCGAGGACAACCCGAAGCTGGGCGACAAGGTAGTGTTCTACAAGAATGCCGGCACTCGTTTTCGAACGATTGACGGCATGCAGTTCGTACTCATCACCGACACCGAAATGTGGGGCGAGACAGATCAGCCGGAGAGACTCGACACGTTAGCGATCTAATCATCGTGACAATGTGCACGTGACTCTGTAAGTTTCATGCGCAGGCCGCTGGAGGGCAGCATGCCTAAGAAAAATTTCGACTACGAGTTCGAAGATATCCGCCGTGAAGACACGCCGGTATCTGCCGCTGGGTTTGGGGACATGGTCGAGGACCCTGAGAATCCGGACGAGGCTTTTGTTGAGGTCGACCTTGATGAGGAAGATCTTGGTAAAGCTGTGAGCGCCGCTACGTCAGTCGCCGATGAGGATACATCCGCGAACGATACAGACGGTGGCTCGAAAGACAAACGACGCGCAGCGCTAGACGCCAGGCGCAAGCAAGATCAGCTAGAGCAGGACCTCGACGAGCGAAGCACCGAGGTTGCCGGCGAGTTGACTACCTTGAGACAGGAAGTCGCTGAACTCAAGGCCGGCAAGGAAATCGATGCTATCGAGGAAGAGTTCGCCACCCTGGAAGAGGAGCTTACTTCCAAGATGGAGACGGCGATGGAGGAAGGCGATACCAAAGCCCAGTCCAAGCTGAATTCTGATCTGATCGCACTCAACAGCGAGAAGCAGGCCAAGCAGGCTGCCGCTGAGGCCTCCGTGTCAATCATCGAGGACCTGGACGGCGACAGGGCTGCAGATCAGCCCGCTAACAAACGCGCCGTGCAATTCATTCGGGACAACCAGACCTGGTGGTCTGATCCCGATCATGAAGACGCTGTCGTGTACGCCAGGAAGCTGGACAAGAAACTCGTTGGGATGGGTTTCGACCCGACCAGCGATGCCTACTGGACTCGCTTCAACCATAACTTTGACAAGAAGTACGAAGGCCTCCGCGAAATAGACCCGGACGATATCGATGTTGATCTCGATCTTGGTGACGGTCGAGGCCGCCGCAAGTCACCTGTTGCGCAACCCGGCGGTGCCGGCGGGCAGCGACGTGGCACGAAACGCGGCGACAACGGTCAAGGTGGTGGTTCGAAGGTCGTGCTGACTGCTAAGCATAAGGCCAACATGGTTAGGTTCCACCTGGATCCACAGGACCCTGAGCATTGTGCCGAGTACGCCAAGCAGGTAGCCGAAACCAACAGGCGAGATTCAGAAAGGAGAGCGTCATGAATCCTGGTCAAGGCGATAGCGTGTTTGATGTTGATGTCGACGGCTCTGAGGAATTTGATCCGCAGGAAGCTGAGGCAACGAAACCAGAAAGGACTCCTGCCCAAAAGGCAGCGGTTGAGAAAATGCAGGAAGGCAGACGTAAAGCGCTTGAGACGCGCAAGGCTGCCGAGAAGACTGGCCAGAGAAACACTGGCGATCAGATGGTGCATCCAGCCGGCTCAGGGCACGAGGCACCCCATGATGAAAACACCGACCAAGCAGCGGCATCTGACTACACGGCCGATCTCGATAACGAGATCACCGAGTGGGTCAGGCCGTCAGACCTTGAAGCTCCGCCGGCACGGCCGGGCATGGTCCAGCGTTGGATTCGGATACGTCTTGGAAACGTCCGAGACACCGCTCGCTTAAGAAAGGCAATGCGTGAGGGATGGCGACCAGTCAAGGCTTCGGCCATGGGTGGTCTTTCACTGCCGATCATTCAACACGACAGCCTGGGCGAGGGGGATTACATCGGCGCAGAGGACTTGATCCTGATGGAAATGCCCGAACGTGTCGCTCAGCAACGCGAGCGCTTTTACAAGCGCAAGCAAGCTCGGCAAACAGGCGCGGTCGAACGGCAAGTCAAGGGAGTGCACAGCGAAGACCATATCGGTTTCGGAAATATCCGATCGCAGTCGCGCTCCAGGGTGAGAGTCGCCCAAGGTACAGCCAGGCAAGTAGAGGCAGCCGACGACGACTTTTAATTAACTAACCATCACGTGATAGCGGAGGGCTTATCCGAATGAACGTGGACAGACCAAATGGTCTGATTCCAAGAAGGCATGGAACGGGCGGTACACCAGGCAGGTTGACCGCTTATGCAATTGCTGACCAGTTAGGAAGCGACATCTTTTCCGGTGACCCGGTGAAGACGACTGGTCTTGGTAATGCGCTGAACGGCGTTAGCAATATCAATGTATGTGCCGCAGGCGACCGAGCAATCGGTGTGTTTGCCGGCGTCAGGTACGTCGATGCAAATGGCGAACAGCAGTTCCGGCCCCGTTGGATTTCAGGGCAAGTAACACAACAGGACCCCCGCAGCCCCGTCGAGGCGCTGGTATACGACGATCCCGATATGAGATTCGTGATCCAAGTTTCCGGTGCAGGTGGGCTAGTCGTCGCTGATGTAGGCCAGAAGATGGACTACCTTGTCGGCGCGGGGAATGCTTTCACAGGTCGTAGTGCTTACGAAGCCGACGTTTCAACTGTCGGTGCCGCAGGCACGCTGAAGATCCTTGCACTCGCACATGGGATCAACAACGACTTCGGCGAGTTTGCTGACGCCCTGGTTCTCATAGACGAGCATGAGAATAGGTCCGAAGTGACTGCGATCTAAAGGAGACGCAACATGGCTATGAATCGCGCTGACTTTAGGAAGCAGCTGCAGGAAGGGCTAAACACGGTGTTTGGCATGGAGTACGCACGCTACCCAGAAGAGTGGAAATATCTTTTCGCAATCGAACGGTCGGTCAAGGCCTTCGAGGAAGATGTTCTGCTCGCTGGCTTCGACGCAGCACCGGTCAAGCCTGAAGGGGAGGGTGTCGCGTACGACGAGGGGGCAGAGAGTTACGTTGCCCGATACACGCATGAGACGATCGCGTTGGCTTTCTCAATTACCGAGGAAGCTGAAGAGGACGGCTTGTACGGGTCAATCGGTAGCAAGTACGCTCGAGCGCTCGCTCGCTCACTACAACAGACCAAAGAAGTTAAGGGTGCTGACATCCTGAATAACGGCTTCGACGCTACCTTCCCAGGTGGCGACGGTGTACCGCTGTTCAGTGCATCACATCCGCAGTTCGGCGGTGGCGTCCAGGCTAACACCCTGGCGGTCGCGGCTGATCTGTCCGAGGCTTCATTGGAGCAAGCAGCAATCGACATCTCTGAGTTTGATGACGACCGGGGAATCCCGATCGCTTGTCAGATCAGCAAGATGGCCGTTCCGACACAACTGCAATTCGTGGCAACGCGGATCCTGCAGTCGCCGTATCGGACTGGCACTGGCGATAACGACATCAATGCAATCAACACACTGGGAACTGTGCAAGACGGGTTCTGCGTAAATCACCGATTTACTGACCCCGATGCTTGGTTTCTTTTGACCGATTGCCCTGATGGGCTGAAGCATTTTGTGCGGAAGAACGTACAGCGCGGCATCGAGGGCGACTTCGAGACCGGCAACCTGCGTTACAAGGCACGAGAGCGCTACAGCTACGGCTGGTCAGATTGGCGTGGTGCATACGGATCACCGGGAGGTGGCACCTAGCAGAATCCGTGAGGAACGTGGGGTCGGGAATTGTCCCGGCCCCATTTACAACAATTGATGCGGCTTAAAAGCGCCGCTGCCCCTAAGGAGGGCTGTCATGAGTAAACATACACTGACACATGCATCACAAATACTGGCCGGCGACGGCGTTGCCTTTAATCTCGGTGATGATGTTTTCGGGATGGGCGACGAGCTATCAAACAGCCTGCGAGGAATCCGCATCGCTGTCATGGTTACCGAACCCATTGATGGAGGCGGGACCGACAACCAACTGCATGCGGCGAACCAGACACCAGCGGCTGGCGGCGAAC